TCTTCAATTATACTATCAGAGCTCGAATAATCATACATTTCAGCATATTGCTCAGACAACTCTGAATAATTAACTAGTCGCTTAGGTGGAATATAACTCCCATCGTCAGCAATTTGTCCATTGTCCAGTGTCTTATAACTATCAATTTTATCGTTCAAATAAGAAATGTAATCCCGATTTTCATCTAAGCGCACCTTCATCAATACTTGCAGCTTCAATCTAAATTCCCTAAGGTCATCAGTTTTACAAATCATACGACGAACCGACGATCGCTTATCTCGAGGAATTTCAACATACACAGAAATATGCCAATATCCGGTAGCTTTTTGTTCGTCAGTAGCAGCTGCCACTTTCTTTTTACAAAGACTACCATAATCAGCAAATTCTTGTTTAACTGCCATCTTAATATATATAAATCTACGTCTGTACGCAGCAGCATTACAATACTGCGCATCCAAATGTAATCCCATATTATTGGTATCCAAAAGAACTAAGTTTGACAGGAAGTAATACTTGCCTTTCAAATCAACTGAAGCCATGTCTAATGCAAAAGGGGCACTATCAATTACTGAAGTTAATTCCTTCAAAACCTCATCAGGTTGGCTAGCGGCAATTCCGTGTGCTTGTGAACCGCACTCAGAATAATGTACAATATCATGTACAAGAGGATCATAACCTTCCCAATATGCACTAGAAGCTACCCTACTATAAGTTATATTAGCAGAATATTCCTTATTTATAACCTTACAATAAGCCATGAAGACTTCTTGAAGCATAGAACTCTTTCCAACTCCAGGATCTTCACCTATAACAACAGCTAATGGAACAGGTCTAAACATAGACATCATCTTAACATAATAGGCCTCATAATTCTTTTGTAAAATACGGGAACAATCGTTCAAAACCACATATTCACTTTTAGTTTGTGACATATGTTTCAATGCAACAGAACTAGCAGTCAATACAGCTTTGGCGCGTGATATCCACTCCTTACTCTGAATGTGAAAATTACGATTCTCATCATCAGGTACAATCATATTCTGGTCGTGCAAAGCAATAAGTTCTCGCATTTTACTAATCAAAGTAGCTTCAGGGCGTAAGGATGTAACTATCTCATAAATAGTTTTATTACCACTAACATACAAATAAATATTAGATGCAATAGTGCCAATTATTTGATACACATGAGTCATAACCTCAATAACATCCGTAGTAACCATCTTAAAATTGTTAACAATATCTTGTACAGCCTTCGGAACATATTTACCACCTACTAAAATAGTAAAAATCTTACCAATAGACTTAATGATGGCATGATCACGCAAATTCATAATAATATGAAAAAA